TGTAGTTACTTAATTACTATGTGCCTTAAATATCCAAAGACAAGATACTTGATGGGAAGGTCAAAGTTAGATGCTTTAAAAAAGACGACATTAAATACATTCTTTGAAGTATGCACCGAGTGGAACTTAAAAGCTATTAAGGACTACACGTTTAATGGTTCTAGTAATGTTATAACCTTTTACAATGGCTCTGAGATAATCCTTAAGGACTTGTTCTTATACCCATCCGACAGAAACTTTGATAGTTTAGGTTCATTAGAAATAACAGGAGCTTTTATTGATGAAGCAAATCAGATAACTGAAAAAGCTAAGAACGTAGTAGCTTCAAGACTTAGATACAAGCTTGACGAGAATGGATTAATACCTAAGATGCTTATGACTTGCAACCCTGCTAAGAACTGGGTATATTCTGAGTATTACAGACCTGCACAAGACAATACAATAAAACACTACAGAAAGTTTATACAGTCTTTAGTGATAGACAATAACTATATCTCTAAGCATTACGAAACTCAGCTATCTCAATTAGACGAACTAAGTAAGCAAAGACTTTTATTTGGTAATTGGGAATATGATGCTACTGCTGATAGCTTGATAGACTACAACTCTATAATGAGTATGTTCAGTCAGAAAGGAATAGAAGGTGATAAATACATAACTTGTGATGTAGCACGTTTTGGAAGCGATAAGACGGTTATTATGCTTTGGCAAGGGTTACACATTAGATATATAAGAACTATCCTCAAATCGGCTGTAAATGAGGTTGTGGACGAGATTAAGAAACTACAACAAGAGAATAGTGTTAATCTTAGGAATATCATAGTAGATGAAGATGGTGTCGGTGGTGGGGTAAAGGATTACTTAAGATGTCAAGGATTCACAAATAATGCTAGACCGATAAAAGGAGAAAACTATCAGAACCTAAAAACTCAATGCTATTACAAATTAGCAGACCAAATAAACAAAGGACAGATAGGAGTAAGTTGTTCAGATGTAAATGTTAAGAATTACATAACAGAGGAGCTAGAACAAGTTAGAACCAAAGATGCAGATAAAGATAACAAACTACAAATAATACCAAAAGATACAGTAAAGTCTATTTTAGGACGTTCTCCTGATTATGCTGATGCTTTAGCTATGAGAATGTTTTATGAGATAGATAGTAACTTTGGAAGGTATTTTGTGCAGTAAAAAAAATCGTTAAACTAAAATCAACAAATTTCTATTATATAGTGTATGAAAGTTAAAATTAAAAAAGAAGGGAAAACAGAATCGTTCAATTTAATTAAAAATTGGAAGGATGTTACATTAGAATCTTGGCTAAAATTAATGACATTTGATTCGGATATAAATTCTGAAGATGCTGCTAAAACAATAAAAGAATTATCTGATATTCCAAAGAAGTTAATAAAAGAACTTTCATTATCAGATGTAGCAGTAATGATGAATTGGATTTCTGAGCTTCAAGCTAAACAAGATACTAAGCTTAAAAGGATAATAGAGATTAATGGTATTGAATACGGATTTCATCCAGACCTCGATTCCATAACTCTCGGAGAATTTGCCGATTTAGAAGTTATATTAAAAAACGGAATAGAAAAACAATTGCCAGAATTTTGCTCAATTCTATATAGACCGATAAAAGAAAAGAAAAACAAAATTTATATAATAGAACCATATGATGGTAATATAAGGATGAGAGCAGAAGAAATGAAAAAAATGTCAGCAGAACAAGTACAAAGTGCAATGGTTTTTTTTTATCATTTAGGGAAACTATTTTGTCAGATTTTGCCATTATATTTGATTCAGAAGCAGAAGGAAATGATAAAGCTATAGCTGGTGAAGATTTTGCCAGTAGATGGTCGTGGTTTGGGGTAATGCACAGATTGTGTGGAGCTGAAATTGTTAATTTAGAAAAGATAACAAAGATTAAATTATTGGAGTGTTTAACGTGGTTAAGCTATGAAACAGATTTAAACTCACAAAATAAAGTAAATAGAAATGGTTAAAAATAAAACTTATAATAACGTAGTAAATTCTCTATTACGATTGGGCGAATATCATCAGCAAATTAAAACAACTTCAGTAGGAGATATTTTTTCAATTGATTTGGAAAAGGAAACTAAATTCCCATTACTGCATATTAATCCTACAAGCGTTACAACTGGTGATAGTCAGCTTACTTACAACTTCCAAATATTCATAATGGATATGGTAACTGAAAGAGCTAATTGGACAGTAAACAATACAGCTGCTGATTTTCCTAAGTTATATAAAACACTAAGCAATGAGCAAGATGTATTCAACGAAACATTACAAATAGTAACTGACTTCATTGGTATGCTAAGACATAGTGAAAGACAATCAATAGCTGGTGTTAATGATATTAATTTACCTATCTATTTTACACAAGACCAATTTACAATAGAACCATTCCAAGAAAGATTTGATAATTTATGCTGCGGTTATGTTTTTAATATTGGAATATTAGTACAAAATGATTTCCAAACTTGTAATATACCAGTTACAAATGAAGGTGCAGGGTATTAATGAAATGGAAGATAGGATGGGTAACAATAAACATAGGATGGAAGAAATTTAAAATAACAATACATATATAAAAAAATGGCAGATTTAACAACAACACTTAGTGAGACACTTTTAATAAATAACAGTCTTAGAGGTTCTACACTATCAGTAACCACAACAGGTATAAATGATGTATTTGAAAGAATACTAACTATTACAGGTAGTACTACAACAACAACAGTTCTTGCAACATTTGCAGCATTACCTTCTACAAGTCCAGGAGCTATTGATGTAGACCGAACTAAATATGTAAGAGTTACGAACCTAGACCCTTCAGTCACTATTGAATTAGCAATACAAACTACAACTTCTAGCTATACAGTAACTTTAAGAGCAGGAGCTTCCCATATTTTATATCAAGGAGAAGCAGTTGCTCTAGGAGAAGCAGGTGCAGCTAGTTTTGGAACTATGCTTAATCTTGCAAGTATAGCGGCACGACCAACAACAGCATTTGTTGCAAGAGTAGAATTGTTTGTTGGCATAGAATAGTGGAAACTCAGAATATAGAAAATTACTTAAATAGCTTTGGTAAACAAGTAGTAAATAGAGCAAAAGGTAACTTACAGAAATCTAAGGGGGGAGGGAGTGCTTTAGAGAAATCTATTAAGTTTAAAGTTGTAAGTGATGCTGATGGTTTTACAGTTGAATTCTATATGAATAACTATGGTCAATTTGTAGATAAAGGAGTTTCAGGAAATAAGAAATCACAATCGTATAAAGACTATACAGGAAAGGTTGTTAAAAGCCCTTTTAAATATACTACAAAACAACCACCACCAGATATATTATCTAAGTGGATAAAAATGAAAGGAATAAAAGGTAGAGATAAAAAGACAGGAAGATTTATTAGTAATTTGTCTTTAGCTTTCATAATGGGTAGAGCAATTAAAAGAGATGGAATTAAAAGTCTTAGCTTTTTCCAAAAACCTTTAGGACTTGGATTAAAACAGTTTGGAAAAGAATTATTAAGTAATATAAAAGAAGACATCTTAAATACATTAGATTTTGAAACAATAACACAAGTTAAATAAATGGCAACAACAATAGAACAACAACCTCAATTCAGTTTTTTACCAGTAGGACAACCAGTCATTTTTACAATATCAAATGATGACATAGTAACTGACCCTAATTTTTCAAGAGTAAGGTTTACTGCTAGAGTGCATATTAGCAATGGAGTTACTGCAAATCCTTCTAATACTAGTCAAGTAATTGGTACTTTTAGAACTACTGCAAATAATCAAGGTAGAGGGATATTTGATTTAAGAGCTGTTATTGAAAATTTTGTAAGTGCTGATAATATGGCACTAGAAAATTCAAATTATAAACTTGTAGATAATACTAATTTAAGAGTTCCTATTCACTTAATAGACAGATATTCAAGAAATTCAAACTCTTACAGGTATATGGTTATTAGATTTAAAACTGAGTATTTAGATTCTAGTGGAAATTATCAATCAGTAAGTGCTGCAAATTCTGATAATTTTAAATTGTTTAATGGTTATTTGAAATACAGTGATATTTTAGAAACAGGAACTGGTAGTGAAGTTAATAATTTTGGATATGATATAGGTAAGTTTTTTTTAACACAAACTGATAGAAAGTTTTTAACTAACGCACCTTTAATACAATATGCTAATATAGAAGATTATGCAACAACTACTATATCTTTACTAAACGGAATTTCTAATCAATTATCAGGTCAATCAGGAGCTTTTTTTGCACCTGATAGTGGTTTATATGGAATACGTTTTAGATTGTATGAAGCTGATGGTACAGAGATTCCAACAACTCCAGCAGGAGCAGGTGATATTTTAGTTCCTATCATTTTACCTGCATACGGTGGGTTTTATTGGGCTGATGCAAGTCAAGCAAATAATAAAATTGTATTTTTTGGTGTAGGCCCTGCAAACCTTAGAGGATATAGCACACAATTTAATGATAATATTGATGACATTGCTTATTACACTTATCAAGCTCAAAGACGAGAAGATACAGGAGGTACTTTTCCCACAGAAGAGGGTATATCAGAAGAATATACAGTTTACATTAATTGTCCTACTTTAAAAGGATATAAACCTATTAGGCTTACTTGGTTAAATCAATGGGGTGGTTGGGATTATTATACTTTTACTATGAAGTCATCTAAAACAACTTCTACAAAAGGAACTACATATCAGCAGTTAGAAGGAACTTGGAATGATTTATATTATAATGTTGAAGGATTTAGAGGTGGTAAAAAAGGTCTTAAAGTTAATGCAACTGAAAAGATAAAAATGAATACTGACTTTGTAAGTGAAGCTGAATCAGAGTGGTTTGAAGAACTTATGAATAGTCCAGAAGTTTATATTTTAGATGGATTTCAAACTGATGTTTCAAATTCTTTATTAAATAACTATGTAACTCCAGTAAGAATTACAAGTAATAGCTACACTACTAAGACAGTTGCTAATGATAAACTTATGCAATACACTTTTGAAGTAGAAAAAAGTAAAACTCTAAGAACACAAGCAATATAATGAGTGTACAATTAAAATTAAAGCCACAGTTTTATGAAGGTTATGGGAATTCAACTTCTGTTATAAGTGGTGAAATGATTTCGAATACTTTTTTTCAAGGTGTTAATGCAATACCAGGAACTACAAATACTATAAATAATCCAGTTGGAGATATTATACAAAATTCTCCTCCTGATTACCCTAATACTTGGTATAGATTTAAGCAAGATGCAGCTACTACTATGCCAA